CGTACCACACCGTCTCTTCTAGCACCACCAATCCATCTATATTGTTAGGAACCCAGGCACAGCATTCAGCAAATCCAGCCGTGCTAGAGGGAAACAGCGGACTATAGCGGTATTCGTACGATTCAAGGTCGTACTTATCTTCCATTACGGTCCCCGTTTCCCGCTCAACCGCAACCTTTACAGGCGGCTTAGCAACAACCATAATTTTGCCCATCCACGGATTCTTTGCCGAAACCGCGGCAGAATACTTCGCATCTTTGAGCATCATAGACGTAAACCGCATCTCAATGTAGTCCACGGCATTCACATCGCATACCTCCGCTTGAAGCTGCATTTGGCAGTAATAATCAGGTGGAATAATACCATTGAGCTCACGGGTGATGGGCGACTTGATTTCAACAAGCCGTCCGCACCGGGGTCCGCTGGTAATAATACCATCAGGCGACGCTGCTAAACGCGGCAGAAACGGATGCCGAATTCGTCCTAAACCGTCAAATACTTCGCCTTCGGCGAAACATCGCTCGTAAAGGTCACGTACAACCGGCTCAAATCGCCAACCCCATTTGAACGCTGATAACTTGCCTTCAGCGTCAAAGGTATATACGGTCTGCGACGTCGCCGCTTGCTCGTGCTCATTCACTACTACCGGCGTTCCGCACTTCTTTGCGGCAACCAAACCTTTTCCATTTGCGGTTCCGTATACCACACTACCGAACTCGTGACCTGTTAGAAGTTCCAGGGTTTCATTGTGCCATTGTGCGGATTTCTGTGCGGATTGTGGCAACTCTTTGAGACGCTTTACATTTTCAGGACGTGCCTCTAAATTTTTTAATGCGACCTGTTGGCAAAACAGAAAATACTCGTAATAAACCGCACGGAGAATAAGAATTGCGTCGTTTTTCGCACGCGTAGATTTAAAGGCATTATCAATGAAGAATTTATTCGCCTCATTCATCTCATTATCTATCCAATCGGTTAGGTCATACTCATCGAGAAGAAGCGGCGGATCTGCTGATATCCAATCATCCAACCATAAAATGGATGCGGAGTAGGGCATTCCTATATTAGTGGACATTTTTATGCATCACTTGTGCCTCTTTTCTTGGTTAATCGGTGAACCTCAATTTTGAAGGATGCCGAGTGCGTTGGATCTCCATCGCGTATTATTTTTAAACCGCGGATGCTTAGAATCTTTCCCTCCTCGTAAACAAGTTGTTGCTTTGTATTAAGAAGTTTGGAATCATTTGCCTTTACTAATGCCTTATTGAGATTCTCCTTCTCCTCTATGGATAGTCCTGGATACGATTCAGCAAATGTACGTAGTTTTTGTAGCCGGATTCCACGCTCTAATCGTAACCAAGGCTTGGTGGTAGACGCCGCGTGCGATTCTGCTTCAAAGAAGTT